GAGATTCTAGTGGGGATATTACAAATACAGATGATTTCTATCACTTTACTGTAGATACAAACACTGCTACAAGTGGAGGGGTATCAGGAGGAGGAGAGAATTGCTCGGCAGGTCCAGCAACTCTAACAGCATAATGTCAGGAATAAGTTATTCAGATTTAAGAACAAACATTAGAAACTACACAGAAGTTTCCAGCACCGTGCTGTCTGATTCTGTTATAGAAAATATAGTTTTAAATGCAGAGTATAGAATTTTTAGAGATGTGCCAATTGATGCATATAGAACATCAACAACAGGTAATTTAGTTACAAATCAAGATTATGTAAATGTTCCAGCAGGAGCGTTAGTTATTAGAGGAGTTCAAGTTTATACATCAACTTCTGTTACAACTGGTGCTAATGTTTGGTTAGAAAAAAAAGATTTAACATTTTTAGAAGAATATGTATCTGCAAATACAAGCACAGGGTCACCTAAATATTATGCAATGAAAGGTGGTGGAACAGGTAATACTAGTTCTACTTCAGGTGCTATTTTATTAGCTCCTGTTCCAGATTCAACTTATGAATATCAAATTCATTACAACCGTATACCAGATAAATTAGAAGCAACAGACAATGAAACTAGTTATATTAGTTTAAATTTTCCAAACGGATTATTGTATGCGTGTTTGGTGGAGGCATATGGCTATTTAAAAGGTCCAGCAGATATGCTACAACTATATGAGCAAAAATATAAACAAGAAGTAGAAAAATTTGGAGGAGAACAGTTAGGTAGAAGACGTAGAGATGACTACGCTGACGGCACTGTCAGAATACCTGTTAACTCACCTTCACCTTAAGGAATTAAATTATGGCATCAAGTTATACAGATCTTGGTATAGAAAAAATGGCAACTGGCGAAAATGCCGGTACATGGGGAACAAAAACTAATACCAACTTAGACATTATAGAAAAATCAATTGCTGGTTATGTAGAACAAGCAGTAACTAGTGGTGGAACAACAGCATTAACAATTACAGATGGTGATGCAACAGAATCAACATCAGTTGCAAGACACGCTGTTATAAAATTAACAGGTACAATAACAGGTAATTCTATTGTAACTGTACCAGATTCAGTAGAAAAAGTTTACATTGTAACTAATGGCACGTCAGGTGCATACACTGTTCAATTTAAAACAGCATCAGGAACAGGTATTACTTTTGGAGTATCAGAAAAAACTACAAGATTAGTTTACTCAGATGGAACAAATCTTGTTGACGCAGGATTTGGTGGCGCAACTGATATGGAAGGAAGAGAATTAGTTTTAGATGCTGATGGTGATACAACTATTACAGCAGATACAGATGACCAAATAGATATTAAAATTTCAGGAGCTGATGATTTTCAATTTACTGCAAATACATTTACTGCACAATCTGGTAGCACGATTGCTGCACAAGCATTAACTGCTACAACAGTAACAGCGAGTGGTATTGTAAAAACAGATGATACTACTGAGGCAACTTCTACAACGGATGGATCATTACAAACTGATGGTGGATTATCTGTAGCAAAAGATGCTGTCATTGGTGATGATCTTAAATTATTAAGTGACTCTGCTGTATTAAGTTTTGGTGCAGATTCAGATACAACTTTAACACACACTGATGGTACAGGTTTAACTTTAAACTCAACTAATAAACTTCTTTTTAGAGATACTGGTTTATATATTAATTCATCTACAGATGGCCAATTAGATTTAGTAGCAGACACAGAAATACAGATTGCTGCAACGACAATAGATATTAATGGCGCTATTGCAATGGATGGTGCAATTACTGGTGCTACTAATATTACTTTATCAGGTGAGTTAGATGCAGCTACATTAGATATTTCTGGTAATGCAGATATAGATGGAACTTTAGAAGCAGATGCTATTACAATTAATGGTACGGCTATCGGTTCAATTTATGGTGCAGTTGCAGGAAGTTCTAGTATTGTTACAACAGGTGCTTTAGATTCTGGATCAATTACTTCAGGATTTGGTACTATTGATACAGGATCATCTGCAATTACAACTACAGGATTAATTAGCGGAGGTTCATTAGACATTGATGATGTTTTAATTAATGGAACAACAATAGGTCACACTGATGACACAGATTTAATTACATTAGCAGATGGTGTTGCAACGGTTGCAGGAGAAATTTCTGTAACAACTTTAGATATTGGTGGAACTAATGTAACAGCAACAGCAGCAGAAATTAATTTAATAGATGGTGGCACTGCAAGAGGCACTACAGCAGTTGCAGATGGAGACGGTCTACTTGTAAATGACGGTGGCACAATGAGAATGACTAATGTCACAACATTAAAAACATATTTTACAAGTGGTACATCTTCAGCAGCAGATGATATTACAGCTGGTGATGCAGCAGTTAGTATTACAACTTCGTCAGGAGATATTACAATTGATGCAGCAGCAAATGATTCAGATATTATATTTAAAGGAACTGATAATAGTTCTGATATTACTATGCTTACACTTGATGGAAGTGAAGCTGGGGCAGCTACGTTTAATAATAAAGTTGTAGCAACAGAATTAGATATATCTGGAAATTGTGATATTGATGGAACTACAAATTTAGATGCAGTTGATATTGATGGTGCGGTACAATTAGATGCAACATTAACAATTGGTGCAAATGATCAAGGATATGATGTAATACTTTATGGAGATACAGCTTCAGCTAATATTACTTGGGACACATCAGCAGATGATTTAATTTTTAATGGTGCTGCAGGTCTTATTGTGCCAGATGGTCAGCTTACGTTAGGAAGCACAGCTGTTAGTTCAACAGCTGCAGAACTTAATTTATTAGATGGTGTTTCTGGATTAGTGCAAGCAGATTTTACTAAATTAGCTGCAGTAGATTCAACAGCTGCAGAATTAAATATAGTTGATGGTGGAACATCAGCAACAAGCACGACTTTAGTTGACGCAGATAGAGTTGTTGTTAACGATAATGGAACAATGGTCCAAGTTGCAATGACCGATGTTAAAACATACATTGGTGGTGGCACGTCTTGGCAAGCAGTTAAAACAGGAAATTATACAGCATCAGCTGGTCAAGGTGTATTTGTAAATACAACATCAGCAGCAATTACAATTACTTTACCAGCAGGAACAATTGGAGATGAAATTACAATAGTTGACTATGCTGGAACATTTGATTCTAATGCATGTACCGTGGCAGCCAATGGTTCAGAAAAAATATTTGGATCTACAGACGATTTAACAGTATCAACAGAAAGAGCAGCTTTTACTTTAGTATTTACAGATTCAACACAAGGTTGGCTGTTCAAGAATGATTAATAGGAGGCCTGAATGACTACTTATAGAGGAACACAAGGTCTTAGAGTTAAATCAGTATCAAGTGATCCTTCTAATATTAAGGAAGGACAAATTTGGTATAACTCTTCAGCTAAAGCTATTAAAGTTGCACCTAAAATAGCTGCGTGGGCAAGTGGTGGTGCTTTAGGAACTGCTAGAGGATGCGCTGCACATGATGGAACTAAAAATGCTGCATTTATTGCAGGTGGTGGTCCTGCTACAGTTAATCACGAACAATATAATGGTTCAAGTTGGTCGGAACTTGCTAACTTAAATAAGTCAAGAACTTACTTAGCTGGTTGTGGAACAACTACAGCTGGTTTAGCTGTTGGTGGATTTTCTCCACCTTCATCTCCAGCTTTTGCTGATAATGAATCAGAAGAATGGGATGGTTCTTCATGGACAGAAGGAAGTAATTTAGGAACTGCTAGATATGCTCTTCAAGGAGCGGGAACACAAACAGCAGGGTTAGTTTTTGGAGGTACAAGCGATGGTTTTGTAGCTCATACAGAAGAATATAATGGTACAAGTTATTCTGAACAAAGTAATTTATCAGCTAATAAAGCGTATTTAGCAGGCATGGGAACACAAACAGCAGCTTTAGCAATTAGCGGACAACCTTCATCAACTGCAACAACTGCTCAAGTTGAAGAATATGATGGATCTAGCTGGACAGAAGGACCTGATGTAAATACACAAAGAGGTTCTTTAGCAGGTGCAAATGGTACATCTACCTCTGCACTTGTTTATGGAGGAATTGCAAGTGGAGTAGCACCAGGGACAGGAACAGCAAATACTGAACAATATGATGGTACTTCTTGGACAGAAACTTCAAACCTTGCAACAGGAAGATATCTTGTGGGAGGCGCTGGAGCTAGTAATGCTTCTGCACTTGCTTTTGGTGGAAGAAATGCTCCTGGATTTTTAACAGCAACAGAAGAATGGAATGTATCAGCAACAACAAGAACGGTTGATGTATCATGAGTACTTATAAAAATTTACGTGGCAAAAGAATTAAGTTTTTTACTTCTGATTTAGATAATACAGAAGGAGAAGGACAAATATTTTATAGTGATACTGATTCAGAGTATAAAGTAGCAGTAATATCTGGTGCTTGGTCAGCTGGTAGTAATTTAGTTAATAATAGAAAAAATGGATCAGGATTTGGACCTTCGACAGCCGCTGTTTTTGCAGGAGGACAAGCAGCAGGCGGTGGAAAAGAAGTAAAAACAGAAGAATATAATGGCTTTGGTTGGACTACAAGTGGAGATATGAATACTGCTAGAACACAACTAGGGGGAATTACTGCAGGATCTCAAACAGCAGGATTAATTTTTGGAGGTAATGTACCTCCTGGATCTGCTCCGCATGCAAATGAATCAAACGCAACAGAAGAATATGATGGAACAAGTTGGACTAGTGGCAATAACATGGCCACAACTGTTACATCTATGGGAGGCAGTGGAACACAAACAGCTGCTTTTTCTGCTGGTGGAAGTGAAGGAGGAACACCAAAAAATAATTCACAAGAGTATAACGGAACTAATTGGAGCAATGGAAACAATATTAACACTGCAAGACAAGCTCTTGTAGGAACAGGAACTCAAACAGCAGGTTTAGCAGTAGGAGGTGAAGTTGCTTCTCCTAGTTCATCACCTGGTGCTACAGAAGAATATGATGGAACTAATTGGACAGCTGGAACTGCTTCAAATACTGGTAGACACTCTTTGTCTGGAGGTGGAACACAAACAGCAGGTATAATTTTTGCAGGTACAACAGTTAGTCCAGATGCTGTACGAGATGAAACAGAACAATATGACGGAACAAGTTGGACAGAAGTTGCAGATTTAGCAACTGCTAGAACTAATGTTGGTGGTTATAATGGTCCTAGTTCATCAGGTATTTGTGTTGCAGGTGGTGCTCCTTCTCTTACAGGAGCAACAGAAGAATGGAATCTTTCAGCTGCAACAGTTACAGCAGCAGCTTGGGCAAGTGGTGGTGCTTTAAACACTGCTAGAAGTAATGGAATGGGAGCTGGAACTCAAACAGCAGGATTAATGGCAGGTGGAAGAAAACCAGCTGCAGCAAATGAATCAGAAGAATATAATGGTACAAGTTGGACAGAAGGAAATAATTTAAACACAGCTAGATATAATACTTCAGCAAGAGGTCCTCAAACTGCAGCTATTGGATTTGGAGGATATTCAACTCAAGTGGAAGATGCAACTGAAGAATATGATGGAACGAATTGGACTAATGGTGGAGATTTAAACACTGCTAGAACTTTTATAGGTGCTGCTGGTGATTCAACAGCTGCTTTAGGGTTTGGTGGATATGCTTCAGGAGCTGTAACTAATGTTGAATCTTATGATGGTTCTTCATGGACAAACGGAACTGCAATAGGGACAGCTAGATATTCTGGATGTTATGGTGGAACTCAAACAGCTGCTATTTTTGCTGGTGGAATAATTTCTACTGGAACTAATTCTGTTACAAATTCTGAAGAATGGAATGGATCCGCTTGGGCTGAAGGAAATGATATGATTACAAAAAGAGGGCAAATGGGACCAGCTGGAAATCAAACAGACATAATAGGTTGGGGTGGTATAGATCCTGGAGGTCCTACTAGATATATTGCTGTTACAGAAGGTTATGATGGAACAAGTTGGTCAACTAGACCCTCTTTATCAGCTGGTAGAGAAAGAAACACTGGAAGTGGAACTGGCACATTAGGACTAGCTATGGGTGGTTCAGCGTCAGGACCTGATATAAATACTGTGGAAGAATTTACAGGTGATACACCAGCATTAAATTTAAAGACTATAACTGATAGTTGATTTATGATTATATTAATATATAAACTAAAAAAGGAGGATTAATATGGCACTATTTTTATACGGCGTAGCAGCTAATACTGGAAAAGGTTTTTTTACTGCAGAAGACAGAAGAAACTTTTTTCTTAGAGGATACACTGGTCACGATGGATCTAATTATGTAGATGTCTGGGCTATTGGAGCTAATGAAAGAGGAGCATGTTGGCTAGCTGATAGAAACGCAATTAAAAAAACTGAATCAGAAGCACAAGCTTTAGTTAAAGCATCTGATGATCTTGCACGAACAGCTTGGGACAATGATAATGTTTCTGGCGAATCAGCAGATGAAAAAATTGCAAGAATCGGTGCAAAACCTGGTTTTATCACAATCGTCTAAAGGAATTTTAAATGTCAACTTACCAAGAATTAAAAGGCTTGAAGATAAAGTATTTATCTTCTGATACATCAGGAGATAGAGCGATAGAAGGAGAAGTTTTTTACAATTCTGCAAGTGGTAAAGTTGCATCACACATTGCAACAGGTGCATGGTCAGCTGGTGCTCCTATGTTTACAGGTAGAAACGATTTAGCTGGATTTGGAACTCAAACAGCAACAGCTTGTTTTGGTGGAGTGGATGCCACAGCAGTAAGTAATGATACGGAAGAATATAATGGTTCAGGTTGGAGCGCTGGAGAAGATATGCCTTCTGCTATTTATGAACACGCTGGTACAGGAACTTTAACAGCAGGATTATCTGTTGGAGGTACATTACCAGGAGGAATAACAAACGTTACAAATGAATATGATGGCACTGATTGGGCAGCTGGAGGAACTTATCCTGCAGCAACAATTCGTCTACAAGCATGTGGAACACAAACCGCAGCCTTAGCAGCTGGAGGAGGTAGACCTACTATTTCTGCAGTTGTTTGTGAATATAATGGATCAGCATGGACAGCTAATCCTAGTCCATCAGGAGACTTACCTGCTGCTATTCAATATCATAGAATGACAGGAATATTAACATCTGCAGTTTCTTTTGGTGGAGGACCTTCAGGTCCTGTTACAGGGGCAACTGCAACTTACAATGGAACAG